CGAGCGCGGACGCCAAACGTGAGCGCCGCAAAGAGTCCGGTTCTTCAAAGGCATTTTCTTAACGGGGACGGCGTACGTGTTAGAGTTAGGATGAGTATTCAGGTTATGGGATGGATTTATAAAATCACTTCACCTGTTGGAAAATCCTACATAGGTCAGACGGTCGCGAAAAATGCACAAACAAGATGGAATAAACACATTTCAGAGGCGAGTGGATGTAGAGCCGTGAGAAACGCAATCATTTATCATGGTGCTGAAAATATGCGTTTCGAAACCCTGTATGAGATCAGCTATGAAACACACGGGTATCGATGGAAAGAATTTTTAAACTTTTGGGAAAAATATGAAATTGCAGCAGAAGATACTATGAGTCCAAATGGATACAACTTACAGACGGGGGGTGGAAACTACGGCATCGCTGATGAAACAAAGCAGTTAATGCGCGAAAAAGCGACAGGTAGGAAGGCGACCAAAGAAACAAAGGCCAAAATGAGCACTGCTCATACGGGAGACAGAAATCCTTTTTTTGGAATGAAGCATTCAAAACAGGCTTTAGAAAAAATGAGCTTGGCTAAAAAGGGTAAACCGGGGAGGACCGTTACCGATGAACTAAAGCTCAAGATCAAGAATACACGGGAAAAAAACATAGGCAAACACAACTATGCATCCGGTGCAAAACACCCTCATTCTGTATCAGTTGATAAGTTCACACTGGATGGAGAATTTATAGAGTCATTTGAATCAATTCTACAAGCGGCTCAAACAATCGGAGTAGGTGATGTTGGAATTAGAAATTGTCTAAAAGGAAAGGGTAAGCAGTCAGGAGGTTTCATTTGGAAACGCAAGAAGTAAATCGAGGAGATACTCGATTCCATGTACCCGGGAGGGTCTTGGCGGGTTTAAAGGATATAAACCCCTAAAATCTATATGGAACAGATGTTCATAAAATACTGCATAGGTGTATATACGTATGGAACGCTGAGAACCATCGCCTACGCACCCCCTCTTAAAAAGGACGAGTACGTGACCGAACGTGTTGGATGTATATTGGTTCATACACTTTCAGCACCATTTATGGCTCCAGGATATCTTTTCAAAGATCTCCGGAACTTTGAACACGTCGTGCGCAAGATGCCTGGACCAATCGACCGGAGTCCGTGGTCTTAGACCTCTTGAACCCTAAATGAGCTCCATGAGGTCGTCGCTAGTGCCACTGCGCCATCGCCTTGTCACATGCCGCTCTGAGATCCTCACGAAGGGGTGAATTGAGGGGAAGTGCGTCACGCGCCCTGGCCAACAACGACATGACCCCTATGGCCACGTCAGGATCGTCGGCGGCGAGACACTGCTCCATCTGCTGAATCGCGTACAGTGCGCGAATTTCAGCCACCGTACGGGGCCCGTACTCGGCTTCGTAACGTGCGAGTACCAATGCATTATCCCTTGCGGCCATTGAATACTGGCCATCTTGCATGGTATCAGCGACGATACTGGAAAGTTTCGCCGATCCGTTCGCATACCCATTGTCTGCGAGCGCATCGACGAGTTCCTTCATTTTGTTGGTCAGGCACGCACTGACTTTAGCTAAAGTGGTCAGGCGTCGAGTGACCATGGCGCGTCTGTTCATCGGACCGACGCTCTTGGCCGGGATCGGCCAGGTGACGAATCGATATGCCATGCTCATGGACGGCGAGTACTGTGAATTTGGCAAGACGCCGTCGAAGGAAACGTACGAAACGGGCTTTGCGTTTGTGCTCCCGGTTCAGCAACACCTCGATGCGGTTGACGCGCTGATGAAGCGGTGTCGCAAAAAGATGTACATGACAATCTGCGAGACCGAGACGGTCCATCCCGTCTACGGCGAGCTCGTCCGCCGGTACAAGACGTTGTACACGCCGAGCGAGTACTGTCGCGACGTCTTTGCGCGCCAGTTTCCCGACGGTGATTGGCGTGTCGTGCGACTGTGGCAGACGGTCTACGACGGACCGGTCAAGTCGATCGTGCCCGTGAGCGACGCGTACACGTTCTACACGATCGGCAATGTCGTCGATCCGCGCAAAAATATCAAGATGCTCCTCGAGGCGTTTGTCCGGCTCGGCATGCCAGGCACGCGTCTCGTGATCAAGGCGACCTGTCACAGTCCGGTCCGGTGGAACCTGCCCAACGTCGTCGTGATCAACGGTCTGCTCGACGATGCGTCCCTCGAGGACGTCCATCGCCAAGGGCACTGTTATATCAACTGTTCGCATTCCGAGGGGGTTGGAATGGGAGCGGTCGAGGCGGCTCTACGTGACAAGCCTGTCATCATCACGTCGTACGGCGGTCTCAAAGAGTATGTCCGGACGCCGTACTTGGTCGATGCGTCGACACTCGTGCCGATCGGACTCGACGATTTCTTGTTCACCAAGGATCTCGTATGGGGCAAGCCGTCGCTCGACGATCTCATGAAACACATGCATACGTGCGCCACTGAGCGCGTGACGACGTGCGATCACTCCTTCACAAAGGGGCTCTTGGGTGAGGTGGGTCCCTCGCTCTTGGCCGAGTACTCGAGCCAATAGTTGCTCAGGTAGATGACGAGCGCCAAGAGCAAAGACGAGGATACCAGGAACGCCTGCTGCGCCTTGAGGTAGACCACAAACTCGTCGATGGCTGGAACACCCACCGGCTTGGTGAGCACGCGCGGAACGATCATGATGATTGCAGCATTGATGACGAGCGCCTGCACATACATTACAACTTGACGAGAAATTATTCCGTCGGTACGGCGAGTGAAGCAATCTGGACATAGCCTGGGTTGGCGATGATGAGCGCCTCACCTGGCAAATTCGCCTCGTAGTTGTACAGACTTTGAACCTCGGTCGCACTGAGTGCACCGCCGTAGACGCGAACATCATCCATCAGTCCGATGTAATCTTGACCGACGACCAACGATTCATCGGACGGTACGTACAGAGGAACCTGGGTCGTCGAGTGTGGCTTGCCGTCGATATAAAGGGTGGCGACATTGAGATCGCTCGTGTACGTCACGGTGATGTGCTGCCATTGGTAATCTGACAGGCGCGCATAGTTGTCGAATGTGACTTCGGTGATGCCACCGGACGAATACGGTGAAAACATGCCGTACAACGGAACGGCGGCTGTTCGAAGAACCGAGCGTTGAACAATCCCATTTTTGTAATATGTGATTGTTCCATTCTCGAACGTGATTGACATGATCGTGTTGGTGGTGTATGCACCGAACGTGCCTTTCGAGACACCAAGCTCGAAAATTTCGAGCGTCGCATCGTCTCGACAATACCATGCAAAGTTTTGACTCGTGTACGTGGTTGATGGCACGGCAGCCACCTGGGATTCCGAAAAGCCAAACATGACGTTTGCGGTTGTCTGTACAGCCTTGGCTGATATGAGGGCGCTATACACGTAGTTTCGGTTGGTCGACGCGAGACCATTCCATCCACTGAGCGTGCCTGGAAGTTTGGTCAGCACGGACGTGAGCGTAAAAGGTTCGGTCGGTGCTATAAAGTTTTGGGTGTACTGTGCGTACCCCTTCGAGATTCGTATTTCATCGATAAACCCATAAAAGCCATCAAAACCCGTGTCACTCGGGCTCGCCCGTCCAATGTACAAAGGCTGATTCCCACCGTTATCGATCGGGCGCGTGATTGTCGCCGTCGATTCGAGGATACCGTTGAGGAACAGCCGAAACGTATTCTCCTGGCGGGTCACCGCCACGTGTGTCCATGTGCTGTTCGTGACTGTGTTGGCCGAAAGAAGATTCGAGCCAAACTGTGTGCCCGAGAATCCAATCTTGCCTTGACTGAATGTCATGATCCATTTGTACAAGTCAAATTCGGTCGTGTCGGCGTTGCCCATGATGCGACGGTTGATCAGGGCTGACGGGAGAGGGTACATCCAGAATTCAATCGTGAATGGCGAAAACATAAATCCAAAGACGTTACTGGTTGGCAGGACCGAGACGATCGACGCCACGTTGGTCTCGTCCGGAAATGAGATGGACGAACCGCCAAACTTTGCCTGGACAGACGAAATGTCTACGCTTCCGGCAGTTGACACGGCGGATCCGTATGTACTCGAGTCCGTAAAATCTTCGCCGTGCATCAGCAACGACACGGTCGACCTGAACGGCGTCGCAAATGTATTTGAGCGGTTGGACCATCCGGGATCAAGGCCGCTGAATGGGGACACGACGCCGTTGTGCGTGAGCGTGAATGCGTTTGACGAAATGCCAACCACGAGATCATCCGTGCCCTGCTGAAACAGTGACGTGCCGAGTATATAACTGGTCCAGGTTGAGAGCGAATAATCTTTTGACGAAGGGGTGTAGCCATTGACCGTGAGACCGCCGGGCGTGACGTACTGGCCGACGTAATACCCCTTGGCGGGCGTGTTGATCGAAAGACCGCCGAGCGCAAATGTGCCATCGGTCGTCGTGTTGACGTTCGACGCGATGTACCGGAAGTACGTATAGGTTTGCGATACTCCCGGGAAGAGCTTTGTGATTTGGGCATCGAAGATGGCATCCTGCCCCGTGCCCGAAAACAATAGCGTCCAGTTGGATCCATCCTTCGACCCTGCAATTTTGTAGACTGTCGCGTTTCGGCCCCCAATTTCGTAAGCGTAAAACACCTGAGGTAGAAATGGAGTCGGAGCCTGGAGCTGAATCCATTCCCCCTTGAAAGCCTGTGGCGGCGACGTGAGGATGATCGACCCATTTCCACCCGCCGTATTGAAGCTATTGAATAGGTTGATCGCATTCGACGTGAAATACGAGCTGCCACCACCTCCACCCAAACCAATGTTTCCACCAGCCCCACCTGAATATCCACCTCCGCCTCCACCGGAAACGGACGGGAAGTCGACGTAGTTTGCGCCGCCGCCGCCAAACCCACCTGATGCTTGGTCACTCCCCGTCGGTGATAAACTCGAACCACCGATGCAGTTGCTCGTGTACGGCCGTCCACCGGCAACCCCTCCTGCACCCACGCCCGTGATTCCGCCGCCTCCCCCGGCACCTGTTTCGCCAGCCGGTCCACCCGTTCCTATGCCAGAATCGAGCACCGAATCACCTCCACGCGTTCCAGGGGGGCCGGCACCTCCTCCTCCACCGGCCACGAAGAGCCAATAGTTGCCGGTGATGTTGAACACGTATGTGCCGCCACCGCCTCCGCCACCTCCGTACGTCCCACCGGGAACACCCTTGCCGCCGATCGCGTAGCCGATCAGCGTTTCTTGTGTAAATGTCACCGTACCACCGAGCGTCATGCCGTACCCGCCGCGCGTCGCAATCACGGCTGACGAATCACCCCCCTGACCAGCCGTGAGCGTAAACGTCCACGTGCCGATCGGCAGAAGAAGTGTGCGCATGAGGCCCGTGTACGCATAGTCGAACCGGTACGCCATGGTTGTGCTTTCAGCCCCGAGGTAGGCACCGGGTGTGGTGATCGTGTCGTACTTTCCAGCAGCCGTGATCCATTTGTCCGATTCGCTGAACGGATACTGGAAAGGCAGCGTAAAGTTGTTAAACACGTCGAGGGTCGACGACGCCGACATGATATAGTTGCCGTTGCCGTATGGCTGACCGCTGATGATCGACGTGTACGGTGTTGCGATCGTCGCGGCATTGATACTCTTTGGCGGATACACGGTGTTTGGTCGGGACGTCGCATACATCTGGGCCGTTCCGGCCGTGAATGAAATGCCGTAACCACCCGTGTCCGTTTCGGTCGGAATGTCCGAGCCGCCAAAATTGATGGTGAAATCGGGTGACGTGAACGGGATCGACACCAGGGACGCGTCGGTGATTGTCGTCTCGTAAATGTACAACGACAGAATCTGTGACGCAGTCAGGATTCCATCGTAAACCCGAATGTCGTCAACCGATCCCGTCCATCCATCCCCGACCGACAGTGGGCCAGATGCTGTTGTGTATGGTTCAGGTATGAGCGTTGCGAGAAGCGTTCCATTCAGATAGAAAAGCAGTGTTCCAACCACTGAATTGTAAACCGTGACGATATGCTGCCACGTGTACAGAGGGAGAACACCGCCGATGGCTGTGCTGACTGAATTATGAGACATGACATATTGAATGCCGTCGATACCATATGACAAGTTGGGTGTGCTCAGAAATGTAGACGGCCCTGCGCCATTGAAGAACACCCAGCATGCAATCGTGTACACTGGTTGAACAGTGAACGACATCTACTATACAGATTCGAAAAACTTACGGATACGGGTACGAGATGATGAATATACCCTGGTAACCATTCCCCCCTGGAGTTCCAGTGCCGGCGACATTGCCCCCGCCTCCACCTCCGCCCCCGTAATAGGTTGCGTCTCCACCCGCACCGCTCCCATTTCCCTTTCCGCCGCCGCCTATGCCACCGAGTGCATTCGTACCGCCGCCTCCACCGGAATAATACGTCGAAAGACCGGTGATACCGATCGGAATACCTGGACCACCCGTGCCGCCCTTTATGATCGTCGGCATCTTACTCATGGGTCAGAAAATTTAACTATAGACTGCGATACCACCGTCGATTCTGAACGGAAACAGCTCGGGGCATGCCGCTCCGACGATGGCTGTGCCGAGACTGCTCAGACTGACTGAAATGCCCGACAGTGCATTTTCAGACAAGTACGGCCGGAACAACGCCCCGTCGTTCGTGAGGAACAATGCTGCATAGCCTCCGAGATCGTCTTCATTTTCACTCGTCCGCAGAGGTGCACCGACCATCACGAGCGAACCGGTGTTGTTGAGACTGACCGAGTAGCCAAACTGCGAAGTGGCGAGCGGAACGTTTGCGATTGTCGAACGAATGTTGCCGGTCGTGACCGTGAACGTTGCCGCGTAGCCCGTGTTTGTGTTTGACGTCGGTGCTCCGACCGCCGCAATTTGTCCGTCACCACTGATTGCCACGCTGTAGCCAAAGTAGCCGTAGAGGCCAGCCGCACTGACAAACGTACGGAAGAATCCACCGGTCGCCGTGAGGAAGATTGCGGCGTACCCTGTACCCAGCGATCTGTTTGGTGCACCGATGATGACCCGGGATCCGTCGGTGTTGAGCTCGATCGCATAGCCGAAATAGTCGTCGGCGACCGATGTGTACGTCACCGGTGTCGCCGTTGCATAGTTTGCACCGGTGTAACATGTGACGTAGCCGGCCGTTCCATCCGTGCTCGGTGTTCCCGCTGCGGCGGTGAGACCGTCGCCACTGATTGCCACCGAAAAGCCAAACTGGTTGCCGGCACCTGTAAGAGTCGCGAGCTCGATACCGTTCGACGCATAGTACACTCCGGCGTAGCCTGCACCGGACGCGGCGGTCGGTGCGCCGACGACGACGAGCATTCCATCGTCCGAAATGCTGACACAGTGACCAAACTGTGAATCCGCGCCGGCAGTGCTCGTCAAAACGCTGACAACCGACCCATCGTCCGACGAAAACACAGCCGCATAGCCGTTTCCGAAGGATGCATATGGCGCACCGACGACATACCGAGTCGCGTCATCGCTGATCGAGACTGAAAAGCCAAACTGGGAAAACTGCGTCGGCGTCGGGTTTGTCGTGATGATCGTTTTGGACGATCCCGCACCGGCTGCACCACCTCCGCCGGCACCCGAGTATGCTCCGATGCTCGCACCGGCGCCACCGTCAAACCCTTGGCCGGGGGTGCCTGTACCGGCCGTGATTGTCGGACGTCCGCCGCCGCCGCCCGAACCGCCCGAACCAGCCGCGACGATCGTACCACCGAGTGCAGTTTGGTCCGAAGCGCCATACCCGCCACCGACAGCCGTAAAGACGCTGAATGACGTATCGCCACCGGCTGCAGGAATCGCCGAGACGAGCCCGCCGCGCCCGGCACTTCCCACGTTGATCGTATAGTCTCCGCGGTCGAGACTTTCGTTCGCGCGGAAAATGATTCCACCGGCGCCACCGCCACCACCAGAGTATCCCGCACCGCCTCCACCTCCGGCACCAATCAACAGAAAGTTGAACGAGTTTCCGGGGGCGAGGAGCGTGAGCGTGCTGACTGGCGACGTGAAAATGTGGATGCGTCGGCCGCCCACCTCCGTGACTATGTCGCCGCCGACGGCGAGTCCGTTTGTCGCCGAGAGTGAGAATGTGATGGTTGACGACGATGAATCGAGCGGGTTGAGCGCCTGTAGGGTCACGAGCGTGTTTGTCGCGATCGTCGTCCCCTTGAAAATCTTGAACACGATGCCCGTGTCTTGTTGGGACGAGACGATGAGCCCCTGTGGCAGGTTGAAGTACTGCCATTGAAGATTGCGGGCATTACGATTCACCTGCTGGACACGGAACGTCTGTTCGGCCGGCAGGGATGAATTTGTCGACACGATGATAAACCCCGGATTGCGCAGTGAAGGTCGGATCGTCTTTTCAGTCACGGTGACAAACTTGACGCTCGGGAGGAAGAATGGCGTCGCGACCGTTTTGATCAGACGCGGCGTCGTTCGCGCAGCCACGGCACCAGTGATGATGACCGAATACGACCCGGTGTCCGTGATTGTTTCGACGGATGCCCCGCCGAACATCAGGGCCATTTCAGGCAGCTCGTACGACAGAGGCGTCGGCTCGGGTGGGAGCGTGCTTTCGTACCTGTACATGGCCTGAACCTGATCGACCGGGAGGACGCCACGGAAGGTTCGAACGTCGTCGATGTACCCCTGCCAATCCGGACCAACGAGGAAGGGCCCTGAGATGACGTTGTATGCCGGTACATTTTCCATGTAGGCGGTCTGTTCGCCGTTGACGTAGATGTTCGAGATGCTGTAGTCGCCGAGATAGCTCGTCGTGACGTGCTGCCACGTCGATGCGAGAATGTCCGAAAAGTTGTAGCCGTAGTTGATGTTTGTCAGGGTCGATCCCGACGATGTGAACAGCGCCGCCGCACCGAATATGGGCGTACCGGCGACACGACTCGCGATTCGTTGAAGCTGGCCATCCTTGTAGTACTTGATCTGCTGCGAGTTGTACGTGATGCGCAGAATCGTGCTTGTGGTGTATGTCTCGTACGTGTCGATGTACACACCGCGCTCGAAAATCTGAAGCACGCCGGCCGGTGCCAAGAACCACGCATAGTCGACCGCGACGTTGGCCGTGAAGCCCGAGAGTTGTCCTCCGCTGGCGATGTTGGACGAGAGACCGAACGCGACCCGATCGGTCGTCTGACCCGGTTTCGCCTGTATGAATGCCGTGTAGACGTACGAGTTGGCCGAGTAGGCGTAGGCGTCCCACTGATTGCTACCAGCCGTCTTGGTGATGCTTGCGGTTCCGATTGTCACGTTTTGTTGGTTCGTCCACGCAAATGCCGGATTCTGACCAAAGATGACACCGTTATGCTCGCCGACGAAATACGTCTGGCCGAACGTCCGAAGTTTCATGACGGGCGTACTGAACATCTCCTTTCCACTCGTCCATTTGTACCATGCCGCGAGCGTGTAGTCGCCGTAGATGTTGGCCGACGTCTCGAGCCGCTGGTTCGTATCAAATACGAGGACCGTTCCGTCGATCGCCAGAGGGAGGCTGTCCGGGATGGCATTACCGACAATGCCCTGTGTACCGTCGTCGTTGAAGCTGACCGAGACACCGAACGAGTTGTACGTCTTTTGGGTCAGTTCCTGGAAGAATGATCCGTCGAACGTCAAAAATATACCGGCAAATCCTGACCGAAACACGTACGAGTTGCTGAACGGCGTACCGACGATCGCACGCGTGCCGTCCCCAGACACGCCAACCGAGTAGCCAAACTGTGGGTACGGCCCGATGTAGCTGGATGCGAGTGTGGAGATTGCAGTCGTGTTTGAATAGAACGCACCGGCATACCCACTGTTGACATTAGCGGTCGGTGCACCCACAACGATGCACAATCCGTCTTGGTTTGCCGCGACCGAAAAGCCAAAGTAGCCAAATGCACCGGCCGGACTCGCAATCGTGCCTGACAGCGCGCCGTCGATCGTCGTGTACAGCTTGACGACACCCGTGCCGGATGACGCACCCGGCGCACCGACGACGGCGATCGTACCGTCACCCGTGAGCGCGACCGAGTAGCCAAAATAGTCGGCCGAGCCTGACGTGTACGGCAGCGTCATGACATTCGACCCCTGGTACACATTCGCATAGCCGTTGAGGCCGTCGACGCCCGGTGTTCCGACGAGTGCAATCGTGCCGTCGCCACTGAGTGCGACCGAGTAGCCAAACTGGTTTCCGCCACCGACCAGATTCGAATAGACTGCGCCGTTCGACGAATAAAACACGGCGGCGTACCCAGCCCCGCCATCGTACGTCGGTGCGCCCGCAATGACAAACTGACCGTCGTTCGAAATGTCAACCGCGTTGCCGAACGACCCGTTGACGCTCTGCAGCTCAGCCACAAAGGTTGACGTCGTCACGGCGTAGACTGCGGCGCGAGATGCACCGGGAGCGCCGACAATCACCGTCGAGCCGTCGTTGCTCATCGCGACCGCAGAGCCAAACTGGCCGTTCGTGAACGATGGTGTGAATGTCGTCGGAATGTACGATCGCGGCCATAGGGGCACGTTGCGTGACCACGTGTCGATCGTGTCGATCGTTCTGTATTGAGTGACAATCTCGTCTACATTGAGCGCCCGACGAAACATCCGAAGTTCGTCCATGAACCCGTTGAAGCCGGCGCTACATGGAATCGTGCCGTTGCCACCGAGGACGAGCTGAGACGCCCGGATCGACATGTTGCCCGTGCCTGTGGCTCGATCCTGGAGGACGCCGTCGATGTATATCGAAGCGATGTAATCCTCCGTCACCGTGAGGCATACGTGAATCCAGCGCTCCAGGACGAGAAACCCTGGATCCAGACTGACTGTCGTTGTCCCGAGCGCAATGTTGCTCGTGAGTGTTACGTTCGGCGAGCTCGTATAGTCCAGACTCATGAACGTGTTGCCGAGCCCATCCGTGATGCACATCACCGTACCGGAAAAGGGGGTGAGCAGTGGCTTGAATCGAAAGGCGATCGACATGGGAATGCCGTTGAACGGCTCGGTCATGGTGTAGTACTGGTGAGGTGACGTGGCGACTGTGTTGTTGCTGAACAGGGCACACTGACCTATGATACCTGTCGTGTACGTGACGGCGTTATTTGCCTGGGTCGTCACCGTGCTCGAAATGACGTCAGTCACCGAGTTTTCAAAGGGGATGTAGATGACGCCGTTCGTGTACTCAAAGTTGACCGAGTTCACCTGTAGGCCGGCAATGTCCGTCACGGTGTAGACTGACGGATTGAAAATCTTGGACAGCTCGTCGACCGTCAGGGTTCGGTTATATGCCGCGAGCGTATAAATGTTTGAATTGGCGGCATAGTATCCGCCGGGGTAGAGACACCCTATGCAGTTGTTATCGACGTCGCGATCAAAGTACAGTTGGTTCGTCGTGTTGCCTGAAATCTC